AGCAATAGGTATTCTTAAACTCATATCTTCATAATATTTTAAACCAATCTTCTGTTTGTCATTTAATAGCTCAGGATGCTCTTTTAACTCTTCAAAATCCTTGATCTTTGTCATTAATTCTGTTATCTTAGCAGGACCAACTCCATAAATCCCCTTTAATTTATTCCCAAGTATATATCGGGGGTCATTTAGAGCATTGTCAGCCTCTGTAATATTACCTGTATTAAGAAACTCAATAATTTTATCCTCTATCTTTTTTCCAACACCTTTCATACCCTTGATATCTTCAACTGACTCTATATTTTTATCATAGAGTTCTATAGAATCAATAACCTTCTCATATGCCTTCACTTTAAAAGGCTCTTTATTAATTCTCTCGTAATCTGCTAATATTTTTAGGTTATCTATTATCTTTTGGTTATTTTGTAAAAGTGCTGCTTGTGCTGCTTGTGCTGCTTGTGCTGCTTCGGCTGCTTGTGCTTCGGCTGCTGCTTCGGCTGCTGCTTGTGCTGCTGCTTGTGCTTCGGCTGCTGCTTCGGCTGCTGCTTTTTCTTCCTCTTTTTTTTCTTTTTTCAATTTTTTCTCATAAGCAATCTTATTTATACATCTACCTGTTAGAGGGTTTAGCACCTTTCCCTCAGGACAAGGTTTCTCCTTGTTTTTATTCATTATTTCTAATAATATGTTTATAGAATATATATTCAATTTTTATATAATATATAAAAACTAATAACATATAAATATATATAATATGAAACTCAAAAGTATCCTATTTTGCACCTTAGTTATTCTTCAAACAATATCAAGCTATGTTATCCCTAATAATTCAGCAAATATGATGATGAAGATGAATATGAAGAATGGATGGTTAAACTTAGGCAATCCTTCAATATCTAAATCTAATAGAAGAGACCTAATATTTTACAGTATTGCTTTGAATACTATAGGTGCTAAAAAAGTAAGCGCCGAGCAATTGGCGTCAGTTCCTGCTGCCGCACCAATTGACAAGATAAGTTCTAAGGATATTATCAAGTATATTGAAGAAGAGCAAACAAGAATTTTTGAAAAATCTATATCATCTGTCTGCTATATTAGCACAGAATACTCAAGTATGGCTGACAAATATAATTTAAACAAAGACGATTTGCCTAAAGGCGTGGGGTCGGGATTTATTTGGGATAAAGAAGGGCATATCATTACTAACTTTCATGTAATCAACAAGGTAGATAAGGCATTAGTTACGATTACTGACAAGGGTGGTAATAAAAAAACTTATGTAGCAAAATTAACTGGGGTTGATCCTGATACTGACTTGGCTATCCTAAAAATAGATGCACCTGCGAGCGATTTGCAAGTCATCAACTATAATCCTGGTGTTAAAACGCGCATCGGGCAATTTGCTTTTGCTATTGGCAATCCCTTTGGGCAAGACCATACATTTACAACCGGGATTATCTCAGCTATTAATCGCGAAATAACAGCACCGACCGGTAGAAAAATATTTGGTATTATCCAAACAGATGCAGCAATTAATCCAGGGAATAGCGGAGGGCCTCTGCTAAATAGCAATGGGGAGATTGTAGGTATCAATACGGCTTCTCTCGGGTTAGGTGTATCCGCTGGAATTGGTTTCGCAATTCCTATAGCATCAGCTCTTAAATCAATAAATGATATTATAACAACTGGATATGTTCAAAAAGCCATCCTTGGTATTTCCTATATGGAAAGAAATCCTTCTGCTGTTGAATCAGCAAAGAGCGGCATCCCAATTATTACAAGAGGCATTCTTATTTTAGATGTTCCCGAAAAATCTCCTGCATATGCTGCTGGATTAAAGGGAATGACAAGAAATGAAAAAACAAGGCGCGTGTCCTCTATAGGTGATATTATAATTGCTATTAATAATTTTCCTATCAATAATCCCGACAATCTTAATACTATCCTTAAGATATTTAAGCCAGGAGATAAAATATCTATTAAATATTTGAGAAATAAAAAAGAATATACTACTGAGTTGATACTCGGTAATTACAAAGGGACGACATTTACGATGCTTGAGAATGAGCGAGGTAAAAACTTTGACTTAGAAGACAAGAGAACGCCCGTAGATATACCACTAAAAAATTTAGAACCCGTTATAGAACCTAAACTTAATTAAATCTCATTATTATTTATATTTTTGAAGAAATCATATTTAATATAGTTTTTTCATATTCTAATACGCGTTCATATAATGCTTCTGTATCGTCTGTAGTTTCAAATTCAAACTCTGGTAGAGTAGTAATACTTTTCCAAGGTTTTTTTACGAAAGATAAACCCCTATAAGGAAAATATTTGTGTTCAAAAAAATAACCTTTTTTTAAATAACTTTCTATTTTATGTATTAAATCAATTATTTTTAATTGTTTTTCCTCATCATTATTAAATACTGGCAAATTTAATAATATCATATTATCAGAATTATATAGATCTGGAAAATCAGTTACAGTATTGTCTTTTGTTTTATTAAATAATGGTATTGATAGAATAATATCTTTATTATCATCACTCTTTAATTTAATAAAATTTATGCAAATATATACTTGCATAATACTAATATCATTTCCTTCATCTACTATATTATGTTGTAAATGAATAAAATTATTATTTACATCTGTTGTGATGTATATATTATTTTGTTTTTTTTCTATTTCATCTATTTCATCATCCTTTAATAGTTCTTGTGTTAAAGGGATATACAGAGGAACTCCGATTTTTTTAGATTCAACAATATGATTATATATTTCATATGTTTCAAAACATTTATATCTTTTAGAATCTCTTATATAAGGTATAAAAAATTTATTAGTTTTATTCAATTTATCGGCGTTGGAATATATTTTCTTTATTTGATCATCAGATAACTTCGTGCGCGTCATAGGATTATCAGGATTATCGGGGGGTTGCTTAGAAATTACATGATTATAAATTGATATAGTTTCAAAACAATGAAATTTTTTTTTATTATCAGTATAAGGTAAAAATGTCATATTTAATTTTTCTATATAAGAAAGTTGATTCAATTCATTAAATGTAATACTATCACTCCAATCCTCACCACATTTTGATATTATTTTCTTATTTAATTTATTTTCTTTACTTTGACTACTTCCAGAACTTCCAGAACTTCCAGAACTTCCAGAACTTCCAGAACTTCCAGAACTTCCAGAACTTCCAGAACTTCCAGAATTTTGAGGTAATATATCATCACTATTATAAAGAGATATACTATATAATTTTTTAACTTTTTTATATATTGTTTTAAAAATTTTAAAAATATCTTGATAATGTTTTTTTATGGCTTTTTTTAAAAGAAACTCAATTACATCATTTGTTTCTTGAAGCTCGTCTATTATTTTATCTATTTCATCATCACTTAGTTTTGATATTATCAATATAATATTAAAATAAAGTGTCACTACATAATATTTGTTATCTTCTTTGTTATATGTTGGTTTACCTAATTTTATATAATTATCAATAATGTTATTTTCAAGATTTTTTAAATTATTCTTACTACAAAATTCATAAATAATGCAAGCATAATCTAATATTTTGATATTATTAATAACAATATCAAAATCTTCTTTATTAATTTTTAATTTATTGGCATATATTAATTTTATTATATCTATACATAATCTTTCTATCAAATTACTTATTGAAAAAGCTGTATTAATTATTCTGATATTATCTTTTAATAAATCCTCTATTTTGTAATATTCTTTATCATCTCCTTTAAATAAAAAAGTAAGAGAATCCGATTTATCATTATGCTGTGGTAATGATTCTTTTGGTAATGGTTCTTTTGGTAATGGTTTTAATTTTTTATTTATAGAATTGAAAACATTTAAATATAGATAGATATCAATATCTTCTTTATATTTTTCATCATATTTGTATTTCTTTTCTTTTTTTATAAAATATTTTATAAAAAGATGGTCGTATAATATTTTCTTTCCTGAAATTTCAATATATGCGTGCTTATTAGGCAACTCATTTTTAATGTGTTTGCAATCTTCAATTGTTAATTGATAATCAGTTGGCTTCCCAAAAATAATATGTTTTATTAAATTATCAATAACTTTTTTATACAATATAACATACTCGCTTTTAGGATTTACAGACAATATAATTTCATTATCATTATATGGATCTATTAATGGGAAATTTTTCCATTTTTTTACTATTTCAACAATTGTAGGAGGTGATAATTGACTTTTTTCCATATTTATAAAATTATATTAGCTTTAATCTATTACAATAGAAATATAATTATAAAAAAGATTTAATATATTAAATATACTTAATGAATTTATTGAGGAGGCAGAGGTGGTGGGATAAGAAAGCATCCTTCCAAGTATAAATTACTATCTTCGTATTTTCTAAATGACCACCTATAAATTACATAGCAGATATTATTGTAATCTCTTTTTGGAGGATAATACATATCATTGAATTGGATGCTATTTTGAAGCATCGTTTTATACTCTGCATTAACCTTCATATCAACTGCGTAGTATATATTATTTTTGTCATCGCTATTAGCATCTATGTTTTTTTCATAGTTGATAATTTCGTAATTTATAAACTTGCCAAGTAATAGTGCATATTTGCCATCCTGAAAAGATGCTGTAAGTCCTCTCGTGTTCTTGTGCTTTATAAAATTTGTTGCGGAGCAATATTTTTGTAAATTACTTACTGATTTTACAGGATCTATAATCCCATTTTTTTTAAAGTCATTCATAATATTACTAAGAACCCCTTCAATCTTTATTTTTGTTTTAGTATCTACATTGTAGCCGGTATCATTGGTATCGCTATTAGTGTCATTAGCATCTCCATTTGAATTTATTGATGTATCGCTCGCTTTCAATGAAGGCAAATTAATAGTGTTCTTTTGAACTTCAATAATATCAATGATATTAAGAGCTTCCTTTCTTAATTCTTCAATAGTTTTTTCTTTTGACACCTCAGCAAAAGCAGGCTTGGTGATAATATATTTTAGAGGAATATATGGGATTAAACTAAATAATTTTAAAAAATTACCACGATTAAGATTAACATCCGTTAAATGCTTGCGAGGAGGCTCTGGTTTTTTATTAAATAAACTTATATTGTTGCTTTTGTTAATAAATTTGAGGGTATTAGTATAGGCAAATGCCTCATATGCAAACAGCAAAGATATTAAGAGTGTTTTGAATATAGTCATATATTTATATAATATAATTCTTTTTTATATAATATTATATGTCTGGTAAAGCTATCTCAAGTTTGGTTCTACTGTGGAGTTCAAATGGTTGATCATTTATAATTATGCTACTTTCAGGAAGTTTATCAGTGAATATACCCTTTGCTTTAAATTCTTCTATACATATATCTAAAACTGCTGCAAATATATTTTTAAACAAAATATGTCGGATATCTTTGTCATTTGAAGTATTTATTTTTAATTCAAATATTTTATCGGATATTGTAATGATAAATTTACTAATATCATCATTAGGTAAATTTTCAAATTTTTTAGGTAATTTATTAAAAGATGTATTTGTAAAAAAAGGTAATATTCGTAAATAATCATTTGTTATTAGAGTTATTAGTTCGTTAAGTCTATAATCATTAAAATTTCTTTTTAATTCCAATACATTACTCTCATTAAAATCTTTTCCAATCATTTCATAATATGATAATATATTGTCTATTATATCTTCGTCGCTGCAGTTAATTATATCATATGAAAGTCCAAAATCATAAATCATAAGATTATATTTACATGATTTCAAATAATACATTTTGTTATCAAAAATATATTGATAATAGCAAATCATATCACCGCCATTATTTTCAGTATTGTCAAAATATAAAAAGTTAGTCCACTTGCAATCTTTATGAATATATCCTGTAAAATTATGGAATGTCCCAATAGATAAAAATGCTTGAAGTAAAAGATTATATAGTAGCTCCTCGTCCATTAATATTTCTTCTTGTTGTAAAAGATATCCAAGGTCATTTTTAGCAAGTTCATTAAAGTTAGCAAGTGCATAATCTGCATAAATTTTTTCTAATTCTTTGCATAAAGAATAGCAATACATAATAACAAAATGCTTTGATTTTTTAGTTAATATAATTTTTTTAGTTATAGCTTTCATTAATTTTGTTTCTAATTTATTTTCTACAGATGATTTCATTACCTTTGTAGCAATATTGATATAATTACCTTTAATTACTGTTTTATATATTGCACCGTTTTCTGATTGACTCCCTATCCTTTTATCAAGCGTTATTATATCCTTTATATAATATGTATTATTAGCATAATTTTTTTCTAAACAAGTATATTTAGTTAACTTATTCTGATCATTTTCATTTAGTTCTTTTAATGTTTTTTGTATCAATTTATAGCGTTTTATACGCGAATCTAAATCATATTGGATAGGTAATGGTCTTAACCTACTTAGACGACTTGCTGGTAGCTGTGGTAGCTGCGATAGCGGTGGTAGCTGCGATAGCGGTGGTAGCTGTGGTAGCGGTGGCGAATTACTTGGTGCAATTTTATTACTTGCCTTGGTTGCCTTGGTTGCCTTGGTTGCCTTTTTTGGAATATATTGCGAAAAATGCGAAAATATTCTAATAAACAAACCTCTTTTTGGTGGTTTTGCCGAAGAATTACTTTGTCTTCCTGACATAATATACTATATAATAACAATATTGTTATTTATAAAAAAATAAATAATAATCATATATTATATAATAACATATATAATAATATATTACATAATATCATTAGAGCGGAGCGCATTCATATCGTAAGGAACATATACATCCTTTTTTAATTTATTTAGCATCTCCTTATAATTATTGCCAAGCACTTCTGTTCCCGAAATAAAGATTGACCCTGTTTGAGGCATCTTCATAATTCTATCCATTGTTAGAGGTTCTGTTTCGTTATATCCTTCGCCAAAAAAGCACTCCTTAATAGTATGCCCCAATTCTTTGCAACTTTTAAGAGATTTATACATATCAACAGGTTGCGCCGTATCCTTATAATAAACCTCAAATGTTTTTTTAGCACCGTTATCAGTAGCCGAAGCTGATACTAATATATCCGCCAAATCTAAACGAGATATAATGCCGCTTTTAGATAATCCTTGGTTAAATTCTACCATTTCTGCGCCTCTTTTCTCGCCAGGCGAAAGCATCCCCGGTCTTACAATAGTATAGCTGAGATGTTTAGGAGCATTCTCATATAATATCCTCACTCTTTCCTCGCCTGTTTGCTTCTTATAGCAAGCATCGCAGCTGGCGAATCCTCTGTCAATTGCTTCACCATATCCATTACCGGAACTATCATCATTCTTTTGGCATTTAGCACAGATAGATGAAACAATTACAAGGCGTTTTACATTAGACCTAATTGCTTCTTCGGCAACATTTACTAATCCAATATCTTCCACATTATCGCTTGGTTCTGCTGCTACTTCTACAGCAGCTGTCGCAGTCATCCTGTTATATCTCATACTTCTTTTTGAAAGGTCAATTCCAGGTGTCGTGGTTATCTTGACTTTGGGTCTTGAAGCAGCGCAAAATATTACTGCTTCGGCATCTTTCATAATATCTGATATTGTTTCAGGTTTTAGAACATCTGCGACAATACTTTTAACCAAATCTTTTTTATTCAAATCATCTATGACAAGTGAGTTCAATTTAGCGTGATCCCTATCAACTATTTCAACATTTCTCCTTGTAATAGCGACGACACTAATATTCTTTTCTAATAAGGCACGAATAGTATCGCCACCTGTATATCCTGATGCACCAAAAACAACAACCTTTTCATAACCATTGACTTTGTATTCATTGCTTTTATTGTCTTCATATCCACTTGCCTTCTTTGATAAACTGATAGCAGTTATGACAGGAATAAGTTTCACTGCTTCGCGTCGTGTAATATCAGCATTACTCATTTTTAACTGAATAATATTTGCAGGTTTATAAGAAATTATACAGGTTTCGGGTTTTGTAAGGGCAAATTTATTATTAACAAAGCATAGCGTAATTATGATATTTGATATTGTTATAAAGGTAAATAACTCTCGTAAAATATTAGACATTTCTGTTATTATATTTATATAATATATTAGTGATATTTTTATATGGTCTTCTTACTTCTTCTTTTTGTTTTTGGTTTAGATTTAACATTCCGTTTCTTACGACCACCTTCAGTTGTATTTATTAATCCTTGTAAAATACTTATATAGTTTTCATAAACTGATTTAGCAGCATCAGCTTTATCGCCTATATTGAATTTAATTTGGTCTATATCTATTACTCTGTAAAATGCTCCTTTTTGAGTTATTTTAAAACCCTTTTTATCTATATCCTTAATTAAATTAACTATATTAGAAGTATAAACACTCTTATTAAAAATAGGTATTTCTAAAACAAATGAATCATCAGTATTACTTATAGAAGCATAATCAAACAAGGGTTTGTTTATAACATTAAAATTTATAGGAATTTTGTGTATACCTCCTAAATCAATAACTAAAAATATATATGAACTATCAATAATTTCAAGGATACCATCTTCAAGAAAGCTTGTATCTTTTATTGTTTTATCTATGTTAATAGAGAAAGCAAAATGAAATAATCCTTTTACTCTACCATTATGTTTTCTTGATCCATTACCTATTTTATTTGAAATTTGAAATTTACCTATTTGCTGCATATTATTACATATTAAATTTATATCATCGTTTTTTAAAGGTATTCTATTTAAAGGATTTAAAACTTCCATCCTGTTATTTTTATACTCATATATTATGTATTTAAATATTGCTTCAGTAAAAAAACAGTGATATGATGTATTTTTAGTTTCAACATTATAATATGGTATAAGGGATATACTGCCTTCGTCGTCATCATATGCTTTAAAGTCATCTTGTGTTAAAGAATCTTTATTATTCAAACAGAACGAATCATATGTTTTTTTTGTATATTTTATTTTATTATAAAAATATGAGGGGAGATGATCATATAATTCAATTATTTTGTCATATATATTTATAAATATTTGGAATATATTTTGAATTTTTTTTTTTAATATAGTTTCATTAATAATAATATTATAAATATATGTTAAGTCCTTACTATAAACGCCCTTTCCAAAATCTACATTTATTTTTATTTCATCATTAAATTTAGCAATTCTATATATATTATAAAGATATTTAAATACTAACCTATTTTGAATAATATTCTCATAGTGTTCATTATTTATATACAAAATATTTAGATATAAAACACTATTAATATCATTACATAATTTTTCTATTAATCTATTAATAGATATTTCACTATTCATCAATAGATTATTATCAATATTACCTGTTAAAAATTCTTTTAGTATTGGAGTTTTTTGTTTTTGAAATTGCGATGAAGATGATTTATTATTTGATCGTGGTAATTGTTTTGATGATAATGGTAATTGTGGTAATAATGGTAATTGTAATTGATTAAATATTTGTGATTGCATTGATGGTGGTAATGGTTTCAATATTGTCTTTCTCTTAATAATTTTATATAATTGCAAATATAAAAATATATCAGTTCCATAAGCAATATATTTTTCATCATAACTGTATTTTTTCTTAACTATAAAATATTTTATAAATAGATGATCATAATCAAAATTATCAGTATCAGCTACATGTATATGCGCATCAGGTAAGCTATTTCTAATAAATTTGCAATCTTCAATAGATAATACAATACCATCCTTATCATCTATTTCAATATTCCCATCTTTTCTATTTTTCACTAAAATTGCAATTGCTTCTTTATATAATTTTACATAAGATTCTTTAGGATTTATAGAAATTTCTATAGGTGCACCATTGATAGGATGTAAATTTGGAATTTCTTTCCATTTACTTACTTGATCTAATGTTTTTATTGGTTCTTTTGGAACTTCTGGTATGATTTGAACTTGTGGTGATACTTGTGGTGATACTTGTGGTGATACTTGCGGTGATACTTGCGGTATTATTGGAACTCGCTCTACTTGCGGTGATACTCGCTCTACTTGCGGTATATATGGTGTAATTTTTGTATTTGTAAATTTTTTAAATCTTTCTTTTATAGATTTTGGTATTAATGATGATAACATTAATATTTTATTCTATTTATAAATAATATTATAAATAGATAACCTATTTCATTTAATATACCACACAATTAACCTGATAAAAATAAAAAATTGATATAAATAATATGAAATAAAAATACAAATCCAAGCAAAATCTATAAAACTTACTAAAATATATATGCCGCAATATGAACGGCAATTGCTTAGTGCAAAAGCAGAACAGCAATATATAAATGAACTTTTAACATTGGGACTGATTAGAAAAATGCTGGAAAGAGAAATGCGATGTAATAAGGATAATAAACATAATAAACAATTATTTAATATATGAAAGCATAAAAATGATAAGTTTACAAATATAAAGAAAAATCATATGTTGTGTAATACTATTTTATTTTCACTATAAAGTTGATATGGTGTGCGCTTATTTATAATTACATAGCCGGTAGGTAAATCTTTAACATTTATAAAAAATAATTCAGGAAATGTAATAGAGCACATCATCAATATTTCTGTAAATAGATAGCAAAATTTATCGGAGGGATTTTTATATGTTGTAATAATATTACTAATAATAACAATATAATCCAATATATCTTTCATATTATCATCGTGAGAAAGCGCATTTATAAAACATTCTATTATACGCATATAATCGTCTACAAATAAATTGCTATCTTTAACATCCTTATATGACAATGACTAAGGAATGTATTACTATTATTTATAGACATTTTATACATTCTATATAATAGAATATAATAAAACCATATAAGAACTATATCATATATACATATACAAACATATACATATATCATACTAACTTATTTTTTTAATTAATATTGCTCTGATTTATGAGCTTTGCTACCATGGCCGAGTTTGGTCCAAGGCATGACACTTAAGCTGTCACGTGCTTAGCACTCGCAGGTTCAAATCCTGCTGGTAGTAAAAACCCCTTTCTAACAAAGGCAATATTATTTTCCATATAAGAATATAATTTATATATTTATATATAAATATTTACATACAACTAAAATGCCCTCAATAAATCTTCCATTCTTGCGTGAATTACGCGATGATTATGAAACATTTCCTTGTTTTATTGAAACAGGCACTTATAATGGCGAAACTATTTTTGAAATAGAGCCCTACTTTGACAAAGTATATACTGTAGAATATAGTGAAACATTACACAACAGAACAAAAAGTAAGTATACTGGAGATAAAATTAAGTTTTTATTAGGAGATAGCAGTATTGTATTTGAAACATTATTGCCTACTATTGAAGATAAATGTATATTTTTTCTTGATGGACATTGGAGTCATTGCGATACCGGAAAGTCTTCTAAAGATTGCCCACTTGAAGAAGAAATAACCCATATAAATAACCTCTTCAAAGGCGATGCAATTATTATTATAGATGATTATAGATTATTTGGGTTAGACAGGACTAACGAAGGAGGTGAAGATTGGAGTCAAATAAATAAAGAGAATTTGCTGAGCATTTTACGCGGTCGCATTAGCCAAGAATATCATTTAGATAGTTCCTGGGCAAAAGACGATAGGTTGGTTATTCATATTAAGCCGCTACTGCAATCTATGCCTAAATTGCTGTTGTCGCCGCCTGAGTAAAATATTTTTGTATTTGCATTAAATAGTGATATAATGCGCCCTCACTGCAACTATCGCGATCTATTATAAATTCTACATACTCTTTATAGGCGCATATAATATCTTCATTGAAAAGTTGCATATATATGATATAGGTCAGTATAAAATACAATGTGAATACTATGTCATCATAGGTTATTTTATTATTATAAATTATAATAAATGGTATAACTTTGCCAATAACATTAATTGTTATATAGTATGTTAAAAGAGACCGCTCATTTGACCTTGGTATTATAATAAATAGACTTGCTATAAAGTAAATCAGCGCGATACTAATAAGTATTATTGGATTGTATGGCGCAAGCTTAAGAAAATAGGCGATTGTATAAATAAATATCCATATTGAAAGGAACTTATCAATTGTTAATATTTTTTTCATTATTATTCTATAATAATAAAATTTTTTTATTTGACTTTGAGGCTATTTGGAAGTCCGTTTAATCCTAAATGTGCAGACAATCCCGATTTAATACCTACAGACCTATGTATTATTATTCCTAAACCCAGAGATGTTATAGATATTATTGCTAATGAAACAGCGTATTGTATGAAACCTCTTTTAGATTGCTCATCTGCATCTAATTCTAACGGATATATCCATAATAAAGAATGTATTATTAAAGCAACAATTAGGGTAGGGACTAAATCTATGAGGGTCAAGTTTAAAAATCTATGTCTTCTCAGCTCTTCCATAGATACCATTTATATATACCAAAGAATATATATATAGCGAAGAAAGTAAATATACAAAGAATATAATAAAAGATAATGTAATATATAAGTTATCTATAAAAAATAATCGCCTTCTTAATAATTGCATCATTGTATCTTCTTTACAAAGAATATATATATAAAAAATACATAAAATAAAGAATATATATAATATATAAATTATATTGATGATACATTTTATTACATATGGTGATAGTATGTATGAAGAAACAAAGCAAAGACTATGTAATCAAGCATCCAATTTAGAATGGTTTGATACTATAACCTCTTATAGCCCAGAAGATTTAGACACTGACTTTAAAGATAAATTTAAAAATATTTTAAAACTTCCAAGAGGCGGCGGGTATTGGATATGGAAACCATATATTATTAATAAACACATGGAAATGATTAAAGACAACGACATATTAATATATTTAGATGCTGGATGCTATATCAATCCTAAGGGATTTGAGCGATTTAAGGAATATATTGAAATTCTCAAAAATAGCGAAGAAGCTTGCATTTCTTTTCAAATGCTACATCATATAGAAAAAAAGTGGACGACTCAAGAAATATTTGATAATTTTAATATTTATAGTAATAGCAAAGATATCTTAGAATCGGGGCAAATTATTGCTACTGTTAAAATGTTTAAAAAGTGTGCTAATAGTATCAATATAGTATCTGCGTGGTTAAATGCATTGCACGCTAACCCGCTATTATTTACTGACCATTATAATAAAAATAAACAATGTGAAATGTTTATAGATAATAGACACGACCAAAGTATTTGCAGTGTCCTATGTAAATTATATAAAACAATAATACTTGAAGATGAAACATACTTTGAAGATGGCTTTGGATGTCCAAAATCTCTCAAATGTCCTTTCTGGGCTACAAGGATAAGAATATAGGAATCTTAGTATTACTTGGTATCCGTATCCTTATCAGTATCCTTATCAGTATCCTTATCAGTATCCTTGTCCTTATCAGTATCCTTGTCCTTATCAGTATCCTTGTCCTTATCAGTATCCTTGTCCTTATCAGTATCCTTGTCCTTATCCCATCGGCTATCAATTTCGTAATTTAGAGTTTTATTTTTATACATATGCTCTACGACCTTATGAAGGTTATAAACATCATATAGAGAATTATGAGCATTTTCAACAT